GCACTCTTACTCTCTGTAACCGTTCCTATCTGCACAAGGTTGTTTATGCGTCGTAGTATCTCGCTCACTCTGCATCCTTTTTCTTTGTCTCTATATTTAAACGACGAGCTATCAACTCTTCTATAAAGTAGATTCCACGAGTACCCTGATGCGCACTCATACCAATAAGAGCAGCTGTTAGCATACGGTCTAAGTCTGCATACTCGCACAGAAAAAAAGTAACCACACCTAAAAATCCGGAGATGATTAAGTCGCCAAGTAGTTCTGAAAAACTAAAACGCGCCAAAGTGCCATCTTTTAACTTCTTAACATTATGTGCCACACCACCAAGCATAGCCATAGCAAACACCCATAAGTATGTAATAAAACAGTTTTGAGGGTCTTTGTGTGGCATGTTAAAGCTCCCATTGCGCAGCATCATAAACCACCGTAAACTTCATACGAGTTCCACCATAGATCTTGTCCTGGTGTTCTACAAGCACTTCATCACTGTCAAATGTTCTGTACTCATAAAAATCTTCGCTTTCATACCCGACAGCTTTAAGCACATCGCTCATTACAGTGCGTAGTGTTGCCATTGTTGTTTGGCTGTCACTTACAAGAACATCAATCTCTATCTGTAATCTGTAGCTAGAACTTGCACTTGTCGAGTTGTCAACGCTGCTGCCAGTGTCACGAACAACAAGTGCAGGCATATCTTTGTCTTGAAGTCTAGACTGTGCCCACTCATCAACTTTAACAATGTCATTTTCATAACCATTTTCTATAGAGATATTTTGCAATCTTGCTTTTAATATATCTACGATCTCTTGACGACGGCTCACGGTCTATCCTCACTTAAGTACAGTTTTCTAACACCACTTTGCGGTGGGTCCATATCTATGATATAGTAAGTCATATTATTTACTATGACACTATCTCCATGTACCAATGATGCAACATCATCAGCTTTGCAAGTAACACTAACAACTGATGCAGAGACATCACTGTCAAGACCACTGTCAAAGACAACATCATCTTTCTCATCGAAGTACACAGATATAGTCTCACCACTCTCAAGCAGCGCCTTGTCTGTAAACTCTTCATCGTTAAAAAAGACATCTAAGTCTTGTTGTAGTTGGTCTTTAAAGCTCATTACTCTGCAAATTCCTCTTCAATGATCTGGCGAATTTGCTCAGCATCAGCATCTTCAGGAATAACTATCCCCTCTTCTTCTGCAAGTTCGCGAAGTTCATCTTCATTCAAAGCATCGAGATCAACAGCATCATCATTACGATATGCTTCAATCATCTCAATAAGCTCAGACTCTTTTTTATTTGAGTATGGAGTAAGCCCTAAATGCTTACAGATACTTTTTAACTGTGCAACACTAAGTGTAGAGAGATCTTCAACTTCAAGAAGCTCTTCGATGCTTGGTTTGTTCTCATCTTTTGGAACAACAACTTCACATGCTGCACCATTCTCAACAAGATACTCTGCATCTTTTGTGCTGATATCTTTACCTTTTCCAACAAGCAGAGTATCCTCTGCTTTGAAATGTTTTCCACCGCATTTGATAGCGATCTCTGTTTTAATAGCTTTCATACTAGAAAACCTTAGCAGTTACAATCGCATCAATTTGATGTGCAGCAGGAAGTGGAGCAGACTGAACCATTAAGAACTCCATAGACGGATCTTCTTGTTCCCAAGTTTTTGGAAAACGAGGCATAGCTACATATCCTGCTTTTTTATCTTTGATAGCACCATAGTGACGACGGAAGTCTGCTTTAGTAGATGTAAGAACAACCTGACCGTCAGGAATCATGTTTTGTTCATTACCATCTTCATCTACATACCACTCATCATAGCTGTAAACATCAAGCACTTTTCCATCAACTGCAATTTGACCAAAGTATGAAACACCATCACCAAGATCTTCTGGCTTAATCATTCCAAGATCAATACGACGAGTATTGAGTGAGTCTTTTACCTTTGGATGATCTAAGTATGTTCCAATAGTAGAACTGTTACCGATGAGTGTATTTGCTGAAACACCGGCATCTTTACTGATAAGACGGGCCCACTCTGCAAGGTCTTTGTTTGGTGTTGCGCCTGCGTCTGTCCAGATATCACTACCAGCAAGAACAACCTTGTGGTTTGCGTCCATGTTTAAGTCAATGCGATAGTTCACACCATCACCAACAACATCAACATAACCGTTTACAAGTTGCTGAGCACACATCCACTCTTCACGACGAGAGATCATATCTTCAAGCTCATTAAGCTCCTCTGCAAGTTTCATTACAGCTCTCTCTTGTGGTGTTTGCATAGCATAGACACTTTGTCCTGCACCACGGTTTTCAACAATGTCAGCAGCCTCTAAAACCTTTTTAGGCTTTACATAAGCAGGCTTGTAACTGTTTGTAGTAAAACCTAGCTTCTCAACGAGTTTACCTTCAACACGAGGTGTCTGAAAAGGTGCCATGCGGCGTTTACCCTTAACGATGTCAATATCAACAGTCTCACTGTCATGTGTCTCTACACGAGAAAACAGAAGGTCTAGAAGAAAACGACCTGATTTTTTGTCTTGGCGCATTGCTGCTGCCATTGAACGAGTTTCAAAAATACTAATTCCCATACTTTACTCCTTAAGCTTTCACAGCTGATTTAATATAGATGCCTGCATCGCGAAGCGGTGCTTTTACTGTTGTCGCATCATGTCCGTTACCAAAGCTCAACACATTTTCGTTGAACTCACCTTTGATGTAAACTGCTACATTTGTCACATCGCCACCAGTTGCATCACAATCTTCTGCAAGAATTGCATATGGAGTTTCACTACCATCACTTACAGCAGTTGTTCCATCATCTTCTAAAGTTGCAGATAAAACAAACTTTCCTGTATCTGTCACTTTCCCAAGTACAGCACCACGAGTCAGTGTAGTACTTTGTCCAACAGTTACAACATCAGTAACTGTCTGAGTTGAACCTGCGATTAAATTGTCAGGTGTATATGTTTCCATTATTTCTCTCCTCTAATTTTTTTACCGGCTGCTTCCATCTTAGCAGCTGCCTTTTCATCATCAGATGATCCGTTTGTCTCACCTTCAGATGTTGCACCGTTTAGCTCTGCCAAACTTTGACCAAGAGATTCTCCGTCTGCTTTGTGTGCTGCGTGAGTAGCTTCTCTTTTGTCATTCATTGCGTCAAAGAGTTTGATCTTCACACTATCTGCTGTCATTGTTGCGTCTGAAACAGCTGCACTGATTACGCTCTCATACCCCGGTTGTGCCAAAGCTTGAATAGCTAAGATTCTTTCTCTCTCCGCTGCTGCTACTGCATCAGCATCAACACTCGAAGCACTTGCACCTTCTGACTGAAGTTCTGCTGCAACTTCAGGGTAGTTCTCACGAACAAAAGCAGCTGAAATATTTTGTTGCTGCGCTCCTGCGATGATCTCTGCTGCAACATTTGGAAACTTTTCCGAAATGAAACTAGCTGTAATCTCTGTATCTTTATACATAGCCATTTAATTCTCCTTGTTTAAGATTGAATATCTCTTATGAGATTTTCAAACGTTGTTATCTCGTCAACCATTCCGGCATTTAATGCGTCATGGCCTATAAGTAAGTCACCTTTACCGAAATTGTCTAAAACATACTCTCTCGTGACACCTCTGTTGTTTGCTACATCTTCAACAAATATCTCGCCCAACTTATCAGCCCATGCCTGAATCTGATTGCGACCAGACTCTGTTTGGATGTCAGGGCGTTTTTTCGGACTTACAGACGAAACGATCTCTATCTTCTCGCTGCCGTCATCGATGATGCTAAATGTATAAACAGCACCGATACTTCCGACCATAGCTGTCTTTGACGCAGCTATGTGATTACACGCACTTACTATCCAGTAACCTGCACTTGCTGCCAAGTCGTCAACGTACCCAACAACAGGCTTGATCTCACCAGCCTGTTTGATAAGTGACGCCAGTTCAGAGATACCTGCTGCTTGACCACCTGGGGAATCAACATTGAGAACAATGTGACTCACAGCAGGGTTCTCAACAGCTGTTGTAATCTCTCGTGCAAGCATCTCTGTAGATGTGTCACCACATATCTCTGTAAACATATTTGCATATCTGTATATTCCACCTGTAACAGGTATGACAGCTATGCTCCCTCTCATCTCAACGCTGCGTGTATTGTCAAGTGGCGTTCCGATTCGTGCAGCCAAAGCTTCCACATCGTGTTCGCGTCTTGCAATCTGAGCCATTGTCTCAAGTCTGTCTGGCATCATCATCCACGGCTGGTTTGAGAGTGCTTTCATGATTCTACTCATCATCTTCCTTTGTTGTGATTCTCTCACTTACACTAATTTTTAGATCACTCAGACCTGACTCACGCATTTTTAGCGTCTCACTTTTTGCTCGTTTTATGTTTTGGTCAAAGTCTGTACCGTTCATCTCCGACGCCTCTTTCGTTCTTGTACTAAAGCCCTCTTCTACACGCATGAGTGCAGCTCTAGTCTCTTGAACTGGGTTGAGTTGTCCTTGTGATGGACCGTTCCACGAAGCGCGGCAATATGCTTTTCTTATCATCGGATCTTCCAAGAATCCAGGAGCACTCAAGTGACCAAGCAAAACAGCCTCAGTAAGCACAGCTTCATAAACAGGCTGTGTGAATTTTTGAGCGAACCAGACTCTTCTCGTTCTAAACATCTTCCACGCTTCAAGAAGTGCTGCACGAGATGCAGAGTATGAAGAGCTAAAGTGTTTCATAAGTACTTCATACGGAATATTGAGTGCTGCACCTATCTGTTTAAGTACAGACGAAGTAAAACCGTCAAATGCAGTGTTTGGTCTGTTTGGGTTTGCCGTAGTTACTTTCTCACCCTCTGCAAGTCCTATGATAGCCCCTGCTTCAAGCTGCATCTCTTCGTTTATCTCACTTGCATTGGCATCGTCTTCCATTCCATCAGGAAGATCACCACTCTCTGTCTCGATAAAAACAGTAAAAAGCCCACTCACAACTGCTGCTGTAAGCTCTGCATGTGTGTAGTCTGTAAACTGTTTTAATGGTTCTATGATAGGAGCGAGAACAGGGACGCCACGCTTTTGGTTTGGTCTTACTTTTTCAAATACATGCAAGATATTTCGTCTTCCACTCTCGCCAAAAACAGGTACTTTTTTCCACTCATTTGTAAACTGGTTTCCGCCTGGATGAAACTTTGTGAAGTAGTAAAATTTAGGAGCACCAAAAGAATCAACTTCAACACCACCGGCTAGAGTTTCATCATCCATCTTATTGTCAGGGTTGCAGCATCTGTCAGCCTCAAGAAGTTGTACGCTCAAAGAATATGGAGAGTTCTCTCTTTTTATGTAAGGAAGTCCAGCGAATACATCACCGCTCACAAGTGTACCTATGAGTGCTATTGCTTGGAGTTCGTAGAAGTTTGAGCTAAGTTCAACATCTGCATTTTCACTCTCAGCCCAAAAACGAAAGATATGCTCTGCATCTCTTTCAAATTTTTGCGCTTCTTCTTCAGATAGTCCAAGAAATTCATAATCTACTTGTGCTTGGAGTGTGAGCCCTGCTCCAATGATGTTAAATCGCATAGTATCGACTGCACCACGAACTAAAGGTGCGTTTCTATACATATCTCTTGAAATGGCACGTAGATTTTCTAAAGATGATAGATCATCTTTGTCAGGTGATCCTGCAACAGCATTTGCAGAACGCATAGAACGGCGGCTTGTATCTGCACCGATATAACCACCATTTGCTAAAGCCTGATACTGCATTTTTGCCCGCATACGTTTTAATCCGCGTTCGGGGTTAAATGCCATTATGGCTTTATCAATGATATTTGCAGATACTTGCAGTTTTTTCATTACCAAACTGCCTTTTTAAATACTGGACCTCTTCGAGATTGAGTGTTCTCATCTATTTTATAGTTAGGTCCATAGCGTCTAATCTTCTCTTCGAGTCTGTCCTCTCTTGCTTGGAGCATATCAAGATCAGCACGCGTCATCTCTCGACCGTTCATCTTGTAACTCTGAGATGACAATACGGCTTCGATTGCATTTTGTACTGATGTAAGCTGCTCCAAAAGAGTTTTTGCCAAAATTAGTGCCTTATATTTTTATATATGGCCTAATTATTTCAAAAAAACATTTTTGCAAACAGACTGAGTGTTGCAAAAATTTCAACTATGACGCAATCACATCCAACTTCGTATTAAAAGTATTACTCTCAAGCAGAAGCAGCTCTAATGCTTTTCCAAAAGAGATGTTTTTCTCTTCAGAAAATGTCTCAACTGCGACAATAGTGTCTATAGATACTGTAGAGTCCGGGAGTTTTATGCGTGTTACACCATTCTTTTTCCCATGTATGGACTCACGCAACAAAGATTTAACAGCCTCTTCGAAGTCTATCTTCCCATCATGCTCTTTGATAGTGCCAAGTTTTATGTGTCTTGTCACAAATGATGGAGAAACACCTATTTGCTTGCTAAATTCACTCTTTGTCATTAAATTACCCATTATCTTCTCCCTCTTGATATGATTCTTCTTGCTGTTTTTGCTTTTCCGTCTGATCCATAAGATGAAACAACACCGAACCTTTTGCCTCTGTTTAGTATCTCTTCATCAATTCCAGCAAGTGCAAGCGCTGCATTTGCATAGTTTCTACAGTCTATTGCCTCATTTCTATGCCGTTTTTTAGACCATTTGCCTGTTTTTTTGTCTCTTGTCTCAGATGTAAGCTGCTTGAAATACTCTTCTGAGTAAACTTCTTTGTTTGGAAAGTGCATATAGTTTGGTCCTGGCTCTGTTATCTCAAGGTTTGCATAGATCTCATCTTTACCAGCATTTACACCAACCATAAAAAGGTTTACTTTTCCAGAGTTTTGCTTGCTCGCTCTTTTGTTTATAAACGGAGCAGAGACAACATTTGATCCTTTAAGTGCAAAAATTCTCTGTGCAAAGCGTGGCTTACAGAATGCATATGCTGCTTTTGTTCTATGTCCACCTGTATCTACACCTTTTGCGTATATCTTCATTTTTGAGCCGTTACAGCACTCAAAAGTCTTGTTTAGGTACGCAGCAAGAGCATCTCTAGTCTCTGGATTGTTTGGATCACCTTGGATAATGTGATAATCAATACTCCAAGTCTCCATGTACTTCCCATATCCGACTACTTCGACCTCAAATCTATCATCTTGAGTATCTACACCTGCAGAGAGCACAAGAACATCGTTTGGTACTTCACATCCGTAGTCCTCTTTTCTTCCTGGAAGATTATCTACATTTACTGTTGTTACTTCATCTGCCCATACTTTCGCATCACGAGTATTTACCCATGTTTTCATCTTGCGAACATCACCTTTATTCATCAGTGCCTTTGCCTCTAAAAATTCTCTAAAGATTTCATTCCATGTCAAAAATCCAAGTGGAGAGTAGTAAGACGGTATTCTGTAGCCTCTGTGGATGTGTCCTGGATTGTGAGGAACCCATTTACCTTGTGCCATCATCTTGCTCTTATGAAACTCATCTATCAGACTACCGCACTCAGTGCAGCTGTACTGCACATCGCCAATAAGCTCATAGCTGTTTTTGTCATAATCAAATACAAATCCATCTTTTTCAAATGTAATCATCTCATTGCAGTGAGGACAAGGCATATAATAGTGCCTCTGATCGCTAGCTTCAAACTCTGACTCAATGTTTGAACTGCCCTCCTCTGTCGGTGTTGAGTTTATGTATATTTTTCTAAGTATTCCAAAGGAGTCTGTTCTTTTTTTACCGAGGTCAATAGGATCACCCTCACCTTTTATGTCACTCTCAAATCCATCTACATCATCAAGTACAACAACACGACAAGAGAGTGATCTAAAGTTAGCAGGTGAACCAGCCCATGCTATCTTTAGCATTCCACCTGGATAAACCTTTTCAAACATCCCACCAATGTCATCTTTTGACTTACCGCCGCTTATCTTCTTTGCAACATCAGGCATAGCTCTTAGTGAAGGTGTGAGTTTTCTATTACTATGATCTTTAGCAAGACTCTCTGTAGGCATAATCATAAGCTGTGAAGTAGGGACAACATCAATGTAGTAAAGAACTACATTGTTTGCTATCTCAGTACATCCAACCTGAGTAGCTTTTATTACCTTAACCTGCTGCGTAGGACTCTGTGGGCTAAGTTCTTGCATAATCTCACGCACATATGGCATTCTTTCACAGCTGTATTGTCCAGGCTCTGCACTAGCACCATTTGGAAGTTTTCTGTATTTATCAGCCCACTGGTCTATTGTAAGATACGGATCAGGTGCAAAACCACGTGAAAATGCAGAATATACAGGATTACAACTCATTAAACATCTCGCTCAAATTTTCTAGCTGCTTGATTATTTCAGACTCCATCATCACTCTACATGCATGAGGGTCACTCTCAGCTGCAATTCGAGCTGAGAGTCTTGCAGGTATTCCAAGAAGTCCATCACGCGTAATACGTGCAGCTTCAAATGCTTTTTCTTGAATGTAATCAACTGGAACAGACTTCTTTTCACTCTCATCTGCTTTTGCACGCTTAATTCTAAGCTCTTGTTGTAAAATGGCCTTGTTTAAAGCTTTCATATCCATTTTTTCAAGATCATCAAGTTGCTCTTTATCAACACCTAATTTTTCAGCTTCAGCTTGCAACTCATCAAGCTTCTCTCGCTGCTTTTGCAGCATTTGCTGTTTTTCATCTTCACTCATATCTGCAACTGACTCATATTTTTTTGAAACTTCAAAGAGATCATTATTTTTTCGAGACTCTTGGTTGAGCTCTCTTTGATTTTCTCTGTGAGGATCCTCATGATCTTTCATCAGTCTCTCTGCCTCAACATCATCAACTCTTTTAGAATCATATGTAGGTATAATCCCTTTTTGAACAAGCTTGTTGATATACTGCCGACTCTTCCCAACTTTAGCAGCGAATTTACTTTGAGTAATTAACATTTAAAACCCCTTGTAATAGGTGTCAACTGGGACAAACTCATATTTGTCAACCAACAAAAAAACCCACAAACTACACGCTTTCTGCGAGTGCATAGCCCCGTAGAGGTAATAATCTCCAGAAGGACCCACTTCATTTTACTTTGCCTATATAGTAATTGAAGTTCTGCTTGAAGATTCTTCCTGTATTTTCATCAACATACTTCTGCATCTCAGGTACTCCTGCTTTGTCAAACATCTTTGCTGGTCCAGTTGTGTTGAGTCTTCTAATTTTATCTTTACCTGTACTGCTCTTAACACCAACAACTCTCTCAAAGATACCAATGTTTCCACTCTTGCCTATCATTACAAAAGCATGACGGAGTGCGTGAGTTCCACCTCTTTTTAATACTTTAATCTTTACAGGTCGTCTCCCATTACGACGTTTAGATTTTAGAGAACTGCTTATGCTGCTTTTATTGATAAAGTGAAATAGTGAAGCGTCTCTACTCATAGCGCTTAGCTTTGCCTCAAGATTACTTCCACTTGCTTTTCTTACCTTGATGTATCTGTTGAGCTGTTTAGCTTTTATGTTGTAGCGCTCTCTTACTTTTCTCTTAGCAGCATTAGAGCTTCTTGTCATAAGATCATTAATAGTTTTACGAACAGCTTTTTGATGTAGATCAGGACGAAGAGCTGCTAAGAGTTTATCTGCACCTTCTAGTCTTACATCAACTATCATTACGCAGCACCTTTGCTCTTGTAAGCCAAAGATATTTGATATGCAATTTGCTCATATTGCTTTCTCAGCTTTGCAGTACTTCTGATATTTTGTCTCCAAAAACTACCGTCATAAATTCCATTGTCTTCAAATATCATATCGATGACATTTCTAATCGCTTTTAAGCTTTTACCGTCCTGCTCTCTTAGTAGCCTTATGTTATTAGCCCATTCATTCCAGTTAGGTTCTTTGGCTCCAGCATATATGCCTTTAATTTTTTTAAATAAATACTGAGCGACTGCTAAGTCGTCAGGAGTAAAAATCTTTTTTTTACTTTTTTTCTCTGTTGTATTCTCTGTATTAAAATTATTATTCTTATTAGTTTGGCCATTTGGGACAATACAGTTTGGCCCTTTGGGACAATCTTGTTTGGCCCTTTCGTCATCACTTGTTTGTTCTATTTCATCATTATTTTTTAAGCAATTTTCAAACTTTTCCCAGTCAATTTCATAGTAAGTTTTAGCAGGAATTCCCTCTCTTGAAACTGTAATAAAATCAAGTTGTTTTATAAGTTTTTTTGCATTTTTAAGCTCTTTTTCCGTGAGTAATGTTTCTTCCATTATCTCTTTATCAGTCTTGAAAATCTTATCTTTTTTACTGAGCCAATACATCAGCTGAGAGAGTAAAATTCCACCTGTTGTTGATCCTGTAATTGTTCTATACACAGGGTAATAAGCTATAGGCTTTTGGTTTAATTCTCTAAATAGCTGCTTCATATCTCAGGCATCTCCATTTTTGTTGTTTCATATTGGTACACAGTCTCAACAACTCGTGCACTCTTCTTTGGTGTTATCTCTCTTTGGACCTTGTAGTCATTTAAGAGCCGTATAACGCCATAGTTGTCTTTGGTGAGCATAAACTCTCTCATGTGTGCGTTATCCATATCTAGCGCACCTGTGTGCTTGTTTGTGTATATCTTGTCTATCTGGTACACAGTTCTTGCAGCATCCACAAAAGCACCTGCTCCACGTGCACTGCTTCTCATGCTGTCGTCTTTGTTTTTCTTTGAGTGGTGTAGAAATACTATGCAGATATTCTCTTCACTCGCCCAATCCATGAACGGCTGCATAAAAGTTCTAGCCTGAGAATTGTCGTTCTCATCGCCACCATAAAACGCCAGGAGTGGATCTATAACAACAAGGTCATATCCTGCAAAGTTTTTACGGATCTTATAGAAGTTTGAGTGAGAAAATTTCTTGTTTTGTATGAGTTGAATAGGAGTTTTATTCACAACATCAACACCGCGCACATCAAAGACGCTGTGCAGTATGTCTGCACATATGCTTTTTGCACGCTTTTTAGACTCATAGATAGGGTCTTCACTAAGCCACACTACACTCTTGTGATGAGAGTTGCGTGAGTGTCTTATTGCCATCTGTAGTGCTGTCCAGCTCTTACCTGTTCCTCCAGGTGCAACAACAAGGCTAACAGTTCCACGAGGAAGTGGCAGCCACTCTTTGAGGATAAACTCTGTCTCACCGTCTGGAGCGTCAATGAGTGAAGATATACCAAAGTCATCAGCGGATAAATTCATATCTATAATGCTCTTTGTTGTTGTCTCTGCGTAGTTTATAGCTTCTGTCACCTCGTTAAACTCTTCACTTATGAGCTTTACACCCATGTTGTGAAGTGCACGGAACTGTGCTAGCTTCTTTATCTCGCTGATGTATGGCTCTATGTTTGCCACAGGTGTTGCAGTAAGTACATCAAGCAGCACGACTTCGTCGTATATCTTCGCAGCAAGAAGACGCCCTTTGATGAACTCTTCATCTATAGGCTTGTTCTCAGCTTCAAGATCCATTATGATTTTAAAGATGTTTGCATACGAAGGTAAGTAGAAGTCTTCAGGTTTAAGTGAGTGTGCGTGTCTCTCAACGAGATCAGGCTGAAATATAAAAGAGGAGAGTATTACCTTTTCAAAGGCTGTGTTGTATTTTACATTACTCATTATGCTCACCTCTTGGGTTTTGCATGTTGAGATAGTACTTTTTAAACTTACCGCCTTTGTCAGATGGTACTTCTGTAGAGTGTATCTGCCACCCTTGGCGTCTGAGTTCGCTTATTTTGTTACGAAGATTAAGCTCTCCCCATATCTCTACAGCTTCAAGCGCGGTAATGCTTTTACCGGTTTTTAAGTACTCTAAAACTGTCTGTACCATAGAACGATGTTTTTGTGTTCGTAGTGCTTTTGCCATATCATGCTCCTATTAGCTAAAGCCTTTGTAGTGCCTGTTAACCCTCTTGGCTAATAGGAAGTTGGCTAAAATACAGCTAACAGGCACAACAAAAGGTATTTTTTTGAGCACAAAAGCATCTATGGTATAATCACAGTTCGCCTTTGTGCGATGTTAAAACGGGTAAACAGTCTCGGTCGCCAAACTTTCGACTGTTTATCCACTCTAAAAACCATTACAAAAGTGTAAAGGCTTTATAAAATGGATAGTTAAAGAGGCGCCTATTGCGCATCTTTCTTTGTTGCCAAATGCAGCACCAGGTCTTTTAGCTTTGCATTTGCCTTTTGAGCTTCCTCAATCTCTTTGAGTATCAATGCTCTCTCCTCTTCATCGATGATTCCGTCAGCCATAGACTGTTTGACAACACGAAATACATCAGAGTTTTCCATATTTGCCAGATCTACAAGCAGGTTAATGTCAGCTACATCTGCTTTTTCTTTTTTCCTTGGTATGACTACCATATCAAATTCTCTTGCTATTGCATCAAGTATGATTTGTCTATCATCACCAAGTTCATCGAGTAGAACAGCCAAGTGATCTACACTAAATGGATGTGGAGCTGCTGGGTTGTAAGAAGTATAATTTAGATAAGATCCTACCTGTATGTGTCCATTTGGACCAGTAAAACCTAAAAGTGGTGCAAAATGTTGTCTTGCTGTTATATGGTGTCTCTCTCCAAATCTCTCCATCGCTTCTTTAATAGCTTTGTAGATATATGGGTGTTTTGCAAGTGCCATGACTGTTCCTTTGTGTCTCTTAGAGGTGGTGTGGCGCACTAGCAGGAAAGGCTAATCTATCAAACCACCACACCTCTAAAAGTGTTTGATTGGCAACAGTGTACACAAATTATTAATCTTTTGTCAATGTTTTATCAATTTAATTTTGATAAAAATGGAACAACTAATGCTACCAAATCCACAAATATCGGCTTGGAACTGATATATGTATCATTTCTACACATTGCATAATTTTAATAAAATTACATTATGTAACATAGTTACTATTAGGCTAAATATGCTAATATAGCTACATTTACAACACACAATAGAAGTAATTCTACTTCACTGTTACTGTTTTGGACATTGAAAGTTTTATATACAAACTTGTCAATAATCTTAAACAACTATAAAGAAAAGTTTTGGTACAATCCCGCAACTTTCAACAGGAGCTGTAAAAAACACTACAGCAGCAAAAACAATGTCTTTTATGGACAAAAAATGATGAAAAGGACACTAATGTCTAACAACACACAAACACTTAGCGAAAAAGAAAAATTCTTAAACTGGCTCGAAGAAGAGAAAAAAAATGGACTTGTAGATATCAAGTTTTATCCAGGTGAAACAGCTAAAGTAAACATGGATGAATTTTATGCAGAAGCAAATAGCATTAACGATGCAAAAGCAAATGGTCATCAAAGAGAGATAAGATACCTATAGTATGAATATACAAGAGATTACACTTTTAGCTATAGACCTTCAAAAATCACCATCTTTCCCTCCAGTTTCTGAGTTTCAGGAACTGAGAGTAGCTGACAAAGATGGAAACTCAGCAAACCTTCTTGATTTAATAATTGAAAAATCACCTGTAAAAGAGATTGAGATATTCTCTGTTGACTGGAGACAGCATGCACTTTTTGGAAGATTATTACGCTATAAAGAAAAAGCAATTATAGATATCAACAAGGAACAAAACAACTGTTGGAGAAGATATATAGCAACAAAAGAGTTGGCACATCTTATTATAGACAGAAGGCAAGAACACTTCACAGGTGATGCTGAAAAACTTGTTGAGTACCTTCTTGGTAGTAGTGATGTACAACTTGATGCAAGTTTAGATTCTGAGCATTTGGCTGCAAGATTTGCAGCAGAACTACTTATGCCATATAAATACAACTATATGCTTACAGATAAATCAATATCTACATATGACATAGCAGAACAGTTTCAAATGCCAAGAAAAATTATAGACGTAATGCGATCTAAAAAATACCAAGAACAAAGAGTAGATGCTTATGATTTAGATCCTGCATAATCTATAATAATCATAAACATGGCTTACACACTCTTTAGTTGCAAAATGCAACACAATATCTTCACCATCTATTTTATATAACTTAATTGTTTTATCATCAAGTTTATTAATTTTATAAATATCACTAAACATAATTTTTTTGTTATCTAAAACAATCATATTTTGGTGTAAACTAATTAATAGTTTTGGCATAAACACAGGCAATATGTAAGAGATAAAATATGACAGCACAGGAGCACTAAACAAGATAACAAGAAATTCACGATTAGAAATCATATGCTCTTTAAAATGCAATATGTAATACGACATAAATGCAATTAAAATCATATATGGAAGTATTGTTATAAATTTACTTTTAAGTGTCTCTATACGACAAATACGCAATGGCAATTCAGTACTATTTCTTTTTTTTGTTCCAAAAAAATAGTTATGTACAACATCTCCAATATGTTGAAAATTATTGCTCCCTGATTGATCTATACTCATAAGTAATCCTTTTTGTTAAAATTTACTTATGATAGTAGCAGAAACATTTTGCAAAAATAAGAAAAATTGACAAAATGTAATATTTTACTATTTTGTTATTTGTTTGATAGTTTATTTTCCAGATATTTCAGTAGTTGTTCTTCGTTTTCATGTACAGACTTTTGCGTCGCTATTATATTTTTTGCTATATCAATGAGATCTATATCTATACTTTCGTCTTTTAAGAGTTTTGAAACACTGTTTTGAAATGATTTATATGTTGGCATATCTACATTTTTATAAACTCTGTTTAACATTTTATCTGTCAAGAGATCATTGTTGTTCTCAAGATTCTCAAATATCTCTCTTATTATAGCTTTTTCACGCTGGTTAAATGTTCCATCACAACGAACTATGTACATAAGTACTTTTAACAAGACAGCATACTTCTGCATAAACTCTTCATAGTACTCTTCTTTGATCTCCCTTTCCTCTTCTCTTTTTCTCCACTCTTTTATCTCTTCATATTCATCGGAGTTGTAGTATAGCTCTGAAAAGTAAGTATCAATATCATATAGTACTTCACCTGTATCCATATCTATGCACTCCAACATTCTGTCTGTTCTAAAAGTCCTGTTCCCTTTTCTTAGTCGACAATGTGCGAGTATAAAAAATCCATCTTCTATCTCACCTATTTTATACATATCTATTGTTCTTCTTGTTACATTTCCTTTTGCATCTTTATATTTTATTTTAAATGTTTTTTTATAATCTATATAGTCATATACATCTTCATAAAACCACCCTTCAAAACTATCATTATTGCTATTACTATAAAAAGTTTCAACATTCAGTTCAAAAGATACATCATCATTTGTATCATCAGTATCTGATATGCTGTTTTTTATTTTTTTTAAATCCTCTTTTAGTTTTGCACGAGCTTGCTGTTTCTGTTTTTCAAACTTTTCTGGATATCTAAAATAAACATACAACCTATAAAGTGCATATGCTACAATAGCTAAAGCAATAAAATTAAGCATCTATAACTCACTCATCTTTTTAAACTCTTCTAACTTTTTCAAAATGTTTTCCTTAAAAGCTTGTGGTGCATACTTTAGAGATTGTGCAATCTCTCTATCTATCACAGCGAGGTCATCTGCTCTTACCTGTGCCAATGTCTCTTGCATCATTTTTTGATGTTCTGGATTAGATTTATCGTATGGTGTAAGAGTTTGGTAAGAACCACCATTGCCTACATGCTGTATATTTCCATTTCCAGATTGAGATATAGCACGATTTTCTGGAACATTATCACCGTATTGTATATAATCCAATTCTTTTTCATTAAATACAGAAGAAAGTTTAGCTCTAAATCCAAATGTAAATTTATTTTTATTTTTTTCATACTTATTTAATTGAGAAGGAGCCATAGATATTAATTCTGCCAACTTCGCCTGATTCAAATGTTTCAATTCTCTCATTTCAACAAGTCTTTCACCAGCTGTATTCATGTGTTCTCCATTAAAATTAATAAAATATTGCAATTTTATTGACAATTCCTTGACAAAAGATTGATAAAAAATGTACAATGTCTATGTTAATTAACATTAACAAGATTATAACAAAAATAGACACTATTAACAAAAGGTTTTTAAATGGCTCAATTTAACAAAGCATTCTCTTTAGCACAGAACATTCGTGGAGGGCTATGGGCAAATGCAAAAAGTTTGTCTGATGTAGCGAAAGCCCTTAACATATCTGAACAAACTGTAAGAGTTGCTATATCCCGTAAATTTTTACGAAATAAAAAGACAACACCTCAAGACAAGCAAATAGTTAACTACCTAAAAAAGCATTGTGAAGGATTCAAAGAGTGGGCAGATAAAAACCTACAGCTAGATTCATAGAGTCTTATAGACAAATAAGCCTCTATTGAGTTTATCTCAAAGTTTCTTTTACTTAAAGAAGTGTCACGCAGGATTGACATATGTTAACACTAAACAGTACCGAAGCTCATCAAGCGGAGTTAGGTTTTTAAAGCTCGATGCAGCACATAGCAGTCCAATAGATACTACGACATAGATTCTCCCTGGTATGTGTTGCACAGAGATTTAACATAGACGTTCCACGCCTCTTAACAATGCGCACCCAGTTGAACGTCGTCAAAAGGAGAACAATGATTCATTTGGACAGTGTAGAATCACTTATATGGATACTTGGAATTTGGTTTACAGGGTTCTTTGTAGGAATACATGTACATAAGGAAAAATAATGAGCAGAACAATAGGTGAGATTATAGACATTCTACAAGAGCAGGAAGCAAAGCTGCAATACATTGCAGAAAAAGAAGATAAGCCAGGACTATCACCAATACTACTTGATATTAGACTGAAACTATTTGGTGTAGCTCGTAGCTTACAAGAGATGGAGGGAAAAAATGGCAAAACGGATTAAAAGCGGTTTTGAGAGATTCGAAGAGATGCTGGAACATCTCGCCGAAAAGTTCTTATAAATAAGTAGATGAAAATTATAACACAAAAAGGTTAAACAAAATGAAGATATCAGTAAAAAAAGAAATTGAATTAACAGAAGATGAATTGTGCGATTTAGCATCAAAGCAATCGTATGAAAATTTATTTGGAGATGGCTTTGTTGAAGATTCTGCTTTGTATGAAATTATAAGAAGTCTGACAACAGAGCATGAAGTTTCAATGGATGATATGATGTTTTTCATTATTGGCGCTATTCAAAATTCTTTAGTTATAAAAAAAATAAAACAACACAAAGGGAAAATAGATGATAAATACATTGGAGAAGTAGTATTTTCTGAGATTAATCAAAAGTTTTCTTCTGCATTGAAAAAGCGTGAACAATATTGCAACGAGTAAACTTAAAAAATAAACTATAGCATAAAAAAAGGATTGAATAATGAATGAAAATGTAATAAAAGAGAACTACAGACCAAAAGAAGCAGCCAAGTATTTAGGTGTCGGCTTATCTACAGTTTGGAAGTACATCAAAGACGGAAAGCTGGAAGCACATA